GCAGATGAGAATGGTTTTGATGACCCTGATGGTGCAAAAAATCTATATGATGAAGCACTTAAAATCCTTGCGGATAAAATCAATTATAATTTCAAATAAAAACAAATTAATGCTTGACATTCGTGGTAGAATGTCGTATAGTAAGATGTAACCAAGAGAAAGATGATTCGAAATGATATATTCAATGTTAGAAATACAAATGCGTGATGCAGTTAATAAAGACGAGAACCTTAACGAAAACGGTACTATTAACTGGAACTTCGTAGATGCAGATGCATATGCAGAATGTCGTTCTTACTGGAAGGATGACGAAGACTTCTATGAATCATTTGACGAGATCGCTAATATGATTACTGCCGAATGGACAGAGGAAGCAAATGCAGAACGTCAATTGTCTTTTGAAATTGGAGAGGTAGCTTAATATGACAAATCAAGAAAATATGATCCAAGAATTTATTGCATACGTGCGTGACTTTTACGGTGTTGGTGGTATCTATGATATGGGTGCGACTGTTGATCAGATAACTTCTGCAACTGATAAATACACTTCCATGGTTGGGTTCAATGAGGAAGATAGTTTTTCTTTCTGTGGTGACTCATTAGATCGTGAGAAAGTACGTGATATTATGATTGAAACTTTTGGTCTAGTATTTCCAGAAGGTAACATCAAAGGTGTTACAGATCATGAAACAGGTCTAACAAAATTTGTAATTAATGCTTGACATTGATTGCAAAATGTTATATAATATGTAAGTTAGTTGAAAAGAGAGAGATACATTATGTTTGTTATTGAAACACAAGTTTACGAAGATTACGGTACTCGCATCAAACCAAAGGGTGGACGTACTATCCGTTGTGAAGTTGATACACGTGAAGAAGCTGAGTCAGTTGCCTCTATTATTGCAGATGAGTTCGAACATATCCTAGATATAGACGAACGTCCCAATAATTGGGAGTCTAAACATGTCACTTGGCAACGTGAAGATCGTGATGGTTTTACTTTGTACCTTGATCCAGTTGTTCGTCGTTCTGAAAAGAACGGTTGTTACTATTTACAACGTGGTCATATCGTAGGCGATTATGCAGATGATGAGTTTGATCACTTGAAAGGCAAGTTCTGTGGATTTGTTGATAACATTTCTACAGGTGTGTGCGTCCTTCAAATTGAAGGTGATAAACGTACACGTGTTGATGAATCTTATTTGGAGGCAGCGTAATGAGTAACCAACGTGCAGGTAAAATGCATCCCGCCGCAATGCGTGATAATGGACAAGTTAATGAGATGACACTCGTCACCTTTTTCAAGTCTGCTAAAGAAGTACTTGAAAGAGAAGGTCACGAAGATGTCGCATTCTATTTCGAACAGTGCGAGGATTGGCTTCGCTCTGGTAAAAAAATAACATCTGATGCAGGAAGGATTCTCGGTCTATGAGCAAGGGAGTAGGAATGACTTTTTCTGAACTTGTCGAAGAACTAAAACGTCGACAAATCGAAGAGGAACGCAAGGAAAAAGAGTCTGACTCTTTGGAGAAAGCGTAATGTCTAAATGCTACTCAATGAAAGTAGAGGATCTATTCGAAGATATCGAAGGTGATCCAGATAATGTGACAATGATGTTGACAGATGAAATGATGAAAGAATTAGGGGTTGACATTGGCGACTTTCTTATGGTAGACTCTAATGACTACGGTATTGTGATTCGCAAGAAAGATGAAACACCGTCAAGAGCATACCAAATAGCACGTGCCGCATTAATCGATGAGAATGTACCACCTGAGTTTGAATAGGAATTATATTATGAGTAAAATTGGAAACTGGATATTTGAAATGCAAGAAGATGCTGCATGGATGTCGAAACCAGTATTTGTGGCGAAACATGGAGTTTCACACGAAAACGTCTGGGAAAGAACACAACAAGATGAATTCTTCCCCGATAAAGATCCAACCGCAATAGAAGTACAAGAATACTACTAAGATGCGTGATTGGTTCACAATAATTTTATCTCTCATAGGAATAGTACTTGCTGTGTTGTTGATCCAACACCTATGGGCAGATTGTCTTGAAGAAAATTCTGTTCTCACTTGTATGAGAATGTTACGATAAAGGAGAAATAACATGTCGTTTGAATGGCCACGAATTCACAAATGGGAAGAACGTTTGGAACAAGAAATTACAGATGCAGTCTATGAGGTTGTATTTGATCACTATAACATTTCTGAGTTGACAGAACTATCTGAAAATGATATTGCTGAACTAGAAGAGTTTCGTACACATGACTTGGGAGAGTACTCACCTTATCAAATGGGTTTCAGTAACTTGATCAATATGCATGAAAGTGAAACTTGGGAAATGAATGAAGGTAACAATGAGGCTGACGATGAGTGATCTACCTTCCACAATCACGGCAAAGGATCGTGAAGTAATCAAGAATGCTTTGAAAGAGATGTCAGACTCGACATATCAGATCGAAGCACAGAAGGATCTGCAAAAAGATATTGCACAAAAGATCCTTGACGAAGTTGGTATCCCTAAGAAAGATTTCAATCGTCTTGCAAAGATCTTCCACGCCTCTAACTTAGTAGAAGAAGCAGCTAAGAATGAAGAGTTCATGGAGTTCGCCGCAGAAATCCTAATTGGCCCAGCGAACCAAATAGAAAGTAAGTAAATGTATAAGGTGACGGCATACTTTAAAGACCGTAAAGTGTCACAGGAGTTTCACGATGTCAACGATGCAATTGAGTTTCGTGACGATGTTGATGCTCACTATCCTACAAAGGTAATATTTAGAAAGGTAATATCAATGAGAGAATGGGTATATAATTGTTGGAACGTAGTAATGGATCATAATAAGAATCCGTTGAGTTCAATTCCAGATTTCAGTACACGACATATGATCATGCAAGTTTTAGCATGGATGTGGTGTATTGTATTTGCTATCATAGTCGGTAGCATGTGGGCAGGTATCTTTAGTATGATCCTACACGCACTGTTGCTTGCAGCTATCGCAATCACAGTGGCAACATTTGAAACTGCGAAGCGCAAACCAAATGTGTTTGGTGCATACAATGGACGTGGTATGGGTGGTGAACATGAGTGATCCAAACGAACCGTATCACAATGATGGGGCAATACTTGCCTTTGTAATCATTGCTTTCACTATGGTAGCACTACCAATTATCATCGGAACATCTATGGGTTGGTTTAACCTGTTTGGAATATTAGGATTATAATGTGTTTTATGTAGTGAATATAAAGTCTGGTGGCATCATTGATGTCTACGACAGTTTGGGTGAAGCAAGTGAACTTGTTGATAAACATCCAGAATGGACGATCATGATAAAATACAATGATCGATCAAGACTTAGAAACAAATATGGAAATTGATGATGAGTGATAAAACATATTATTGTACTACAAAAGGATTAGGATGGGCATTCTTGTGTATCGTCCTGTGCTTTACCGCCGTTCCAGTGTTAATGACATTAGCAATGGTTGGAACAGAAGACTATGCCAAGTATTGTAATATGGCAATCCACTTGCCGTGTTTCGGAATTGGAAATTGATTATGCGTACCAAAGAAAAACAAATTCCCCTAGAGGAACATGAATTTGCAGGATGGGGAAGCTAATGCATATCATTCGAGGAAAGAATGGTGATATCGTTGCAATCGCATCTAGATTAGAGGATGCCATTGCAATAGCCGATTCTGCTAAGATCGACAAAACAGAATATGTCGTTCAAGTTAATGTAGGTGTCGATCAAGTTGACCATCACTAAACAAATCACAGACCACTCTCGTTGCTTACGGATGAATAATGATGTAAGTCTATCGAAGTGGTTTGATCTTTACCAGATGTTTCAATCAAAACAACCTAGACTCGTCAAGATAATTAATTTTGATGGAGACAGAACAATTGAAATGGAAAAGATTGAGGGTTTTGATTTAAGAGAAACTCATCTCATTAAAAGAATGACTAAACAAGAACGTAGACATCTGATGTATGAAGTCATATCTCTATGGGGTCTTATTCAAACTTTTACTATAGATGATCAGAGAACATTTATCCATCGTGACTTTTGTATTTCAAATTTAATGTACGAACCTTCAACGAAATGTGTAAGACTTATTGATCCTGATGCGTTTGATATTCAAACTCCATCAGAAGATGCACCTACATATCTTGGTAATTTTGTAGATACGTTATATAACATGAAAAGATGGGAGAAACTATGATCCGTTGGTACGATATACTTGCAGGAATAAGTGTTGCACAACTGATGATGGTTGCGTTCTTTAACTTACCTATTATAGGTGCAGTTGTAGCTTATGGGTTATGGGTTGCCTGGAGAGATTACTATTGTATTTGGAGAAAGGAACAGGAAGATTTTCACCGTTGAATTTGAACACGATGAAGTGTGTATTACTTGTGTAGACGAAGAAGCAAACCACGAAGATCTCATTGTCAACTCTTTTGATGACATTGTGTTTATTAGACAGTGGAACCAAGACATCGAAACTTTCGAAGTTGTTACCATCAGTCCTAGTCAGTGGGAAGAATTGATCGAGTCTATAAACTCTACAGAGGGTGCATTCATAATGCCTCGTCATCGTAAGAAAGTACCATAAAAAAAGGGAGATCCGAAGATCTCCCAGTTTCGTAGTAAAGTGGGGCGGTTTGATCCGCCCTTCTTTTTGTCTTTAGAACAAGTTCTCAACTTTAACACGTCTGTAGTACTTGTTAGTGTTCTGTGTAAGAGCACCTTGAGTAGCTGCAGCAGTACCATCTGCGAAAGGATTCGATACCATACCGTAACGAGTTTTGAACCCGATTTTCGGTTGGAATGAATTCTCACCAACGGCACGAACCATTTGCAATGGTACGTATGGGCAGTAGAACAATCCTGCATCGAATGCAGAAGAACCTTTATAACCTACAACCATGTAGTTAGAACCTGCATATGGATCGATGTACACTCTGTAGCGTCCGTTAAGAACACCTGCGAATGTGTTACCAGTTGTATCAACTTCTAGTGAGTTGCTGTTAAGAGCAGGTGTGTAATCTAGTACACCAGCCATTTGCAATGCAGAAGCAACGTCTGAAGAACAGATAACGATGTTACCTTTACCACGACGAGTTTGGATTGCGATAGCGTTTGCTTCTTGTTCAATTTGGAACATAAGTCCTTTGAACTTCTCAACAGACCAACGACCATTTGCGTCTACGTCTAGATCGAAAGTACCACCGACTGCAGTATCTACTGCACCACCGATTGCAGTTGCGTAGATTGTACGTACAACTTCACGGTTGATTTCTGTCAGAATTTCAGTTTGCAAGATGTTTGCAAGTTCTGTTTCTGCGTCTAGTCCATGAACAGCTTTCAAGTCTTGTGCTAGTTCAGTTGTGTATTCCGCTTTCAGCGCACGTGTCTTAGCAGCGACTGTTACTTTCTCAATTGAGAACGCCATCTCTGCAAAGTTAGTTCCGCCACCGTCACCGAGAGCTTCACCTGCAGCAGTACCCATACCTGCACCAGTATCAAATACTGATGTGTTTGGAACCGCACCACCCATGTCACCGACTTGTGTGCCAGCACCAGAGAATGTTGTGTCTGATTCGTTGTAGAACGTTTCCGCACCCGCTTGAGATGTTTTACGTGAACGCATTGCGAAGATCAGTCCAGTTGGACCAGTCATTGGTTGAACACCTGCGATGTCATATGCAATTAGGTTTGGCATAGAACGTCGAATAAGTGAAATTAATACTGGATCGTAGTTGTCGATGCCAGCGCCTGTTGCGTTAGCAGGTGCTTCTGAAAGCAATGATGTCATGCTTACGGATGCGTCACCCTCTTGAACTAGAGCACGCTCTGTGTTCTCAAGAATGCTTGCAGTTACGCTTTTGCGATGCTTATCTGCGATAGGTGAAAAAGATTCGTGCTCAAGGATTGGGCCCCACTTTTCCACAAGTTTTTGATAGTTTGACTCAGTCATTTTTACCATCTCCTTAGTGTTATTTTAATTACTGAATGTATTTATAAAATTTATTTTTTCAGTTTAAATTTCATGTTTTTCTTGAGTTGAGCGCCTCAACAAGAGCATTAATTGAAGAGTGATCTGAGACAGGTTTTGTCACAGTTTCTTCTTCGATCATTACTTCGTCTTCCTCGTCAACAACATCTTCTTTTGGAGAAACATTAGTTTCTTTGAAGAACGACTCTTTGATTGTTTTCAGATTGTCTGTGTATGTGTCTAGATCAGTTGAGTCTAGGTTCTCAGACAGTGTCTTTAAACGTTCACGCTGCGACATATTCAATTCACTTGTCATTTCTTCGAAGACTACACCTGCACGAAGTTCAGCAATATCTTTCGACAAACGAATATTTTC